CGGCCTTCCACCCGATGGTATTGGTGATGATGCGCCCTACCCACGTGGCGACGTTCACGATAGCGCCGAAGAACAGCACGAGCCACTGGGTAACGTCCACGATTCCCTTTATGAGGCCGTTCTTGTTCTGCTGCACCCAAAGCGTGATGGATTTCGTCACCCGGTCGATGATCGGCGCCAGACGCTCGCCCAGGAGCGCCTGGAACCACTTCACCATCTGTCCGAGTTGGTTCAGGTTGGCCTGGGTACGTCCGAGGGCGTCGATAGCCGACTGAGGGATGACAAAGGCGTCGGCCTTGAGTCGGCGGAATTCCTCGTCGGTGAGGTTGAGCACCTGCAAGAACTGCTGGCTCACGCCCATCTGAGACAGAAGGTTCGCGCGCATGGCCGGCGCGAGGCCCGACATTTTAGTCCGTAGCTGGTCGAGGATCTTGAAGGGGTCGTCCATGGGGTTTATCCCCAGGAACGCGAACCCGGAGAAACTGCCCTGCCCGAGCTTGATTTTCTCCCGGTTGGATGCGAGCTCACGGACTGAATCGGCTATAGCCTGAGTCGAGACGTTGGCGCCCGCGGCGACGTTCTGCCATCGCTGAAGTTCCTCTACCGATGCACCGGTCTGGGTGGCGAACTCGCGGTACGCCTGGGCGCTGGCGAAGGCCTGTTTCATAGAGAGGGTGATGGACGTCGTGAAACCGGCCATGCCCAGGGTCAAGGCTTTGAGGTCGCCCAGAAGGTTCCCGAGCAGCTGGCGAACCTTCTGGCCGTCCTGTACGTCAGCCTTGAGGCCGATACGCGCGAACAGGCTGGCAACGGTCACGGCTAGGACTCCTTTCGGTTCAATTCGATGGTGACGGCCTCGAGGTCCTGCAGGAACACGTCGTATTCCATGACCGCGAGCACCCAGTCAACGCGGGCGGCCGCTACCCTTTCCGGGTCTCCTCCGTAGAATCCCCGTTTTGCGACCCGAAGGCAAGCCAGCGTCAGCTGCTCGACGTTGATTTCAACTTGAGGAACGCGGAAAGCATCCCCTCGGCTCCCCCGAACAGTGAACCGAGCCTCTTGAAGAAAGGGCCAAGGTTCACCTTCACGACCTCCGTCATAATGGGGTAGTAGAGTTCACGTTTTTCCGGGTCCTCGAAAAAGTCACGGGTGATTTTGTCATCCCCGATCAATGCCGTCTTGCAGCACTCGAAAAGGGCGTTCTCGACGCGCTTGGACGTGATGACCGACAGGACGCCGGACACAAGGGTCCCGATAGGTCCGGCCAGGTCTTCGATTTCGGAATCGAGACCGGCGCCGGCCAAACCCGACAGGTCGAGTTTTGTACCCTTCAAGGCCTCGGCTACGGCCGTCTGTAGTTCCATGGCGTTCGCAAAGCTGGCCGGGGTGATGCGTAGAACCTTTCCGTCCAGTTCCATTACGCAATGCTCCGGCCGGTGTTTCCGAACGTGATTTTGTAGATTGAAATGGCCTGTTCGGTCTCGCCACCCACGTTGTCCTTGGCCTCGGGGATGTTCGTGACGATGCCACCGTCGAACAGATAGGTGTCGTTCGTGACGTTTCCCTTCCCATCGCCCAGGCGCTTGATGAACTCGCCCGTCAGAGGCGTGTAGGCCGCGGGGTCATTGATATAGGCATTCATCTGGGAATTGAGGAACTTGTCGTCGGCCGACCCGCGGAGAATCCGAAGGGTGGCCTCACTCACGACGCCCTGGGCGTTGAAAGCGTAAATCACGTTCCCGTTCTTGCCCGCCTTGACCTCGGCCAGCTTGTTCGGGAAGGTGAAGGCCCCGACGTCTCCGTCGGCGAAATCCGACAGGATACGGCCGTTGATGATGCTCGTGTCTTTTCCGGTCAATGCCATGGAGCCCATGGTTTTCCTCCCTTACGCTTCGATGAAGACTTGAACGTTCGACGAGTGAATCGCGCCGGCCGATTTGGCCGCGATCTGGACCAGCGGGGCCGCTCGGGTGGCTCGGACGGCCTGGGACTGGTTGGCGATGGGCGACGAGAAAATGTAGAACCCGACGTCGCCGATGTTGCGGATGAAATCCTCGGGGTCCCCGAAGGTTGTACCGTTCCACGCCCCCGGAGCAAAAGCCCCGTTCGTTACGAACGCCTTCATGACCTTCCGGTAGGCTGCCTTGAGGCCGTTCATGCCGATTTCGGTCTGGGGGATTTTGGTCGATGTGCCGGAGAGAAAGTTGAACCCCGCGACCTTGATGGCGAACTTGAGCGCCAGGCCCACATACACCTGGTCAAAGAACTCGTTCGCTCCGCTGGTGAAGACGCTCCCTGCAGCCGTGCCAAAATTGACATATACGTCGACGCCCGCATTCTGCGCGGCCGTGACGATGGTCTCGGTCAGGCCGGGGTCTCCCGTGAACCCGGTGAGGGTTTTCAGGTGCATGGTGATGACCGTAGCGTCCCCGGTAAAATCGACCGAAAGGGCGCGCGATGCGTAGGCCGCGGCGAAGTCCATGGCGTCATTGTCGGACGTGGTGTACAGAAGACCTCGGGTGTTCGTGTATCCAGATCCGGTCAGAGTCGCCATAATGCCGTTCACCTTGGCCGTATCGTGCTCGCCATAGAACAGAATTTTGTCGAGGCTCTGCACAATCGCGGCCAATCCAGGAAGCTCGGCGTCGGTCGGGATGACGTCGGCCACAATCCCGAAGTACCACGTAGCCTGATAGGTGCGCAGGATGCAATCCTTGAGGCTTTCAGTGCCGGAGGCGACGCCCACGGCTGAGCCGGAAAGTCCGAGCAGCGGGGCGATGTCGGTACCGCTGGCGGTGGTGCCAATGTTCAAGTGAGCGGTGGCCCCGGTCGCCGTGGTCTTCAAGGTGATGAACGCGGCCGTCAGCGAACCGGAGAGCGAGAACACCAGACCGGCGGCTGTGACCGCGGTGGAGTTCAGCGAGGCCTGGGCCGTCGCGAGGCTGGTCAGGTTCAGGGCGCCGATGGCGAGGTCGGTCTCGGTCGACGAGCTCGTCCCTTCATTGATTTTGTAGTCGGTGGCCGTCAGCTGGGTGAGGTCCACCGGACCGGCGCCGAGCAGAGTGGCCGCGCTGGCAGGGGCCGAGGGGTTACGGGGGATGATGACCAGGAATCCGCCGGCCGAAAGGATACTCGGAGCCTGACTGAAAACGTTCTCAGCGATGCGGTAGGCGCTCGAGTTGCTGCCCCAGTCGGCCGCGACCTGGGCGGGACCGTAGTAGATGCCGAAAGCACCATACGACGGCGAAATGGGAACGTCGGTGGTCAGAAGGGCCAGGGCCGACGTGTTCGCGTTGGCCAGTCCCTGAAGATTCTGGGAAAGTGAGACCGAGACTACCCGGTCGATAGCAATTTGAGACATGGTTAGGCTTCCTCCACAATTTCGGGAAAGGGAAATCCGTCGATGACGGGAATGGCTTTCGTCTTGACCTTCACAAAGAAAATCTTAACCGGTACCTGGTACCGATGCAAGGCCGCGGCCCCCTCGATGAACGAGAGATCTTGAATGGCGCCCTCACGGGTCAGCCTCATTTGCTGGGCTTCCTGCTGCTGCTGGGAAAAGGTCGAGGTTAGGGCCATGATGACCTCCTCCTTTCGGGACAGGGCCGAACGGTCCTTGCTCGTGACGTTGACCAGGAGACGCTGGGCCGCGGCTATTCCGGTCTCCTCGGTGTCGGTGTCAGGGTCGTATACCGCCGTCGACCCGATGATTTCGGTCTCGCCGGTCATGATGACCACGTACAGTCCGAGGTCTTTCGGGGCCTCCCAATTCTCATCGTAGACCACCACGCGCTGGGTCCAGGTGAGCACACCCGAAGCGCTTCCCTGGATGTTGTACTCGATGGCGGTCCCCGCCTGGGCGTCCGCTAGGGTGGCCGCAAGCTGTATCGTGTCGGCGTCCAAGACGATGACCCAGTAGTCGGTGTCCGCGATGATGGTGTCGGGAAGGACGCCGGCCGCCACCTGGACCGTGTACCCGGTCACGAAAGGGTGGCCAGGTACCGTGAACTGCAGAACCCCGCCCCCGAGGTAGTCGATGGTCGTGGGAAAGGTGAACATTTCGTGCTCGATGACGTCGGCGACGAAAAGGTCGGGCTCTCGAAAGGTGACGCTCATGATGCCGGCCTCTGGAAATCCTGAATCGCTTCGTAGATGGAAGCGCCACTCGTGCGCCAGTCGCGCGCGTTCTGGATACGGAAGTTCAGGCCGTTGACGCTCACGGTGTCGTCGGTCTTGAGCAGCGGGGCCTGGCCTTTGATGATGAGGGTCCACCAGATCCACGTACGCTGCTCTTCGGGCTTGCGCGCGACCTGGGCCGGTGGCATGGGCTGGTAGTTGATGTCCACCACGGCCGATGTCTTGACTTCCTGCACTCGATGGTCGACCACGGTTTTCGTGATGAACATCACCGTGAGTTTCGCCGTCCAGCCCTTGAGCGCGCCGGCAATATACGGGGGTTTCATTTGGCTGCACTCGTGATGGCCCGGCGAAGGTCGCCGCGGTCGATGAGGATGGACGCGGACCCCTTCCGCCGGATGGTGTCTTCCTTGAGCACGGGCCACTGCCCGAACCCTCCCGTGTCGAAAGCGTCCTGAATCCTGGCCTCGGCCGCAATGCCGATGTCCTGAAAAATGCCCACGACGTCGCCCGTGGCCAGGTGTTTGGCCATGCTAGGCTCGACCGCGCCGGCGATTTCCTGCTGCCCCGTGGTCAAGGGCATGAAGATAAAAGAACGCCGCGGGTTGTGGCCGTCCAGACTTCCGTATTCGTGCACGGAACCGATGAACGCGAGCGTCACGCCGCCCTGCTCCGTCTTGCCCCCGTTCTCGCCCAGGATGCCGACGTCGACGTAGTGTTTTTTCCCGAGTTCACCGAGAAGGTTCTCGAGGGCCGAAAAGTCGGCCTCGATCATGCTGTCGCCGAATTTCTCTCTCACGGTAAGGTCTGTCCTGCCACAGAGAACACCCCGCCGTCAAGGTAGGGCTTCGATATGGTCAGGAATCGGCGACCGTAAGCGGTTGTCGCGTATAGGGCATAGACGCCCTGGAGCATCCACTCGGGCACCGCGAGGCTTTCCGAGATTCCGCCGGCCGCTCGCGCCGTCTGTACGGCCGAGGCTTGTCCCTGGGAGTCAGCAGCGTCCAGGGTCTCCTGCAGGAAGTGGGCCGTTAGATACTCGAGCGCCTGGTTTCCCACGGTGTCCGTAGGGTACAGGCCGAAATTGAAAACCCCCGAGGCCTCGTCGATGGCCCTTTGGATGTCCGGGTCGCTCACCGCTGGGAGGGTATCACCGTAGGTGAACTGGCCGCGGGCAAAGTAGCCTTTGAAGTCCTCGGGGGTAATTGAAATCATAATCTATCAGGCCCCAGTCTGGGCGGTCTGGTCCAGAGTGAAATGGGGCGGTATGGCGCCGGCCGGCAGGGAATCCAGGGCGGCGTTGTAGGCGGTGATTTTCGCCTGAACGCTGTCCACAAAACTCTGGGCTCCGGTCTTCTCGGTGGCCAGCTGGGTCTGTAGGTCGGTGACCGACTGCTCGAGTTCGGCAATCTTGGCGGTGGCCTCGTCCAGTTTGGCCTGAGTCGCGGTCACGGTAGCCTGGGCATCGGCCGCGCCGTTCTTGGCGAGTCCCAGTTCAACCTGGAGTGCGTTGACCTGATTGGTCAGGGCGGTGATCTGTTCCGACTCCTGGGTGACCGAATTGTTCACGGTCACCATCTGGGCCTTGGCGGCGTCCAGTTGTTTCTGCAGGTCGGCGACCTGGGCCAGGGCGTCGGCGGTGGCCTTCTGGGCGTCGAGCAGTTGGGCCGAGGCCTCGGTGCCGGCGTTGAAATCCTTCCGCTGCTTCAAGACCTCGAGCTCGGCCGCGAGCCTCTTATTCTCGGCGATGAGTTCGGCGCCGGATTTGGCGCCGGGCGCCCGGTAGCTATCGGGGGAAACGACTTCGTTGGGGTAGGCCTTGATGAGGCTTTCCGCGTGAGCTTTGGAAACCCTGATGGTCTTTCCGGGCTCGAGAGTTTGGCCGTCGGGCGCGCCGTAGGTGCGCTGGCTGGCGTTGTAGACATCGACTTTTTCCTCGTCGTCTTTCTGGGGTTCGTCGCTCATGGTTTCACTCCGTAAAGGTGGTTTCCGATGAAAATACCGGAATCGGCCGGGACTGTCACACGGACGCCCCTGGCTTCGGCCCTGCCCTGGAAATAGAAGTAAGTATCTCGCTGCATACCGTACTCTGTCTCGTGGGCCAGGTGGACGCCATGGATAATGATTTCGTCGAACCCTTCCTCGAGGGCCATGGCCATCATCCATACAAAAGTGGAAGCAAACCGGGGCCCGTATTTGGCCACCAGTGATTCCACGGGGACCACGGCCGCCCGAGGGAAGTCAACGTCTTTTTCTATCAGAAAGAGACGATCTTCCACTTCGGACAGCCATGGTTCAAACAGGCTCTTGTCATGAAGCTGGAACACCCTGTCAGGCGTGATCCCCACCGCTCGGGCGAGATTGTACGCCGTAGAGATAACCCAGAATTGATCCGGTTTCTCTGCGGCGGCTCTCTCCCAGTTGGGGCCGCGCCCCAGGATGACCAGTTTCACGACGACTGAACGTCCATATACAGAACTTCGCGCGGCCGGGTGATGAGGACGCCCGAATACTGGGCATAGCTGGCTTGCTGCCAGTTGATGCCGTTCGTGCTCTTGGCTTCCAACATCGTCAGGTCGACCGGGATGGACATGGACAAGGTGTCCGGGTCATCGCGGTACAAGACGGCCCGCTGTTTGCCGATGCCGGCGCTGGCATTCTGCACGGCCTGGCTGTAGGCGAGTCCCTTGATTTCAAAGTCGGGACCGCACATTTCGCGGAAGGCCTCGAGCAAGTACGACAGCTGGGACCGGATCGGGAACCCGGACGCGATGGGAGTAGCCAGGCCGAGGTAGTCGGACATGGCGATAACCAGACGGTTCGGGAGCTCGGTCGAGTTGCTGTTCGCAAAATAGGCGCCGAGGACGGTGGCCACGAACGTCGCATACTGGGTGCTGGTGAACTTGGAAATCGGAGTAGGGAGCAGCGACGTATTGATGGTCACGGCCGGATTGTTCAGAAGTCCGGTGATGCTCGTCCGGCTGGGGTGCCCCAGAAAACCGACTTGCTGGATACCGAGGTCCCAGTCCTTCTTGAGGCTTTCCAGCTTGCTCGAAACCGCATCCCATTTCGATGCGGCCGCCGCCATGGCAATTTCCATGATGGTCCAATTCGCGCCCTTGGCCCAGGTCTGAACGGGCATACGGACGGGAGCGAGAGCGGCGTCGACCGAGGCGAGGCGTTCGCCGCCCTGGCCCTGATCCATATCTCCATCGAAGAACCCGCCGCCGGTCAGGAAGACCAGGTTCTGGACAATCTCGTCCGACCACGCGGCCTCACCGACGTCGACGGGGAAAAAGTCTGCGATGGGGACCTGATAGAATTTCTGCTCGATGACCCGAGACCGGATGAACGACAACGTGTCAATGACGTACTGGTAGCCGGTGCTCGAAGGGTCGATGTCCCCGTTCGAGTTCAGCAGCCGGTGGCCATGGATGAACGTCGGAAGTTTGAGGGTATTCCGAGAACCGTTGAACACGCGCTGGCCGATGAGGCCGGGCTTGAACCCGTTCTCGCGGCGTTCGGCGCGATTGTGGAAAGGCAGATTGCCGAGAGCGGCGCGGGGCCGAATCTCGAGAACGCGACCCGCCTGGGTGAGAGCCTGACCTACGGCGAGGCCGAAGGCCAGGAAGAGGGCGGCGATGACGCCCAGGAAAGAAGGCTTTTTCACGAGGACACACTCCCGGCGAACGCTCCGCCGTTGGCGATGATTTTGATACGGACCAGCTGGTCCGCCCCGGACACCTTGTCCATGGTGATGCCCAGAACCTTTCCGGTCTTGCCGGTCACGGCCTGAACATATCCGTAGTGGTTGGCATCGTCGAGATCCGCGAGAACGGGGACACCGCGGGCCAAAGCGGCCTTGGACAGCATCCACACGATGGCGCCGTCGGTGGCCACCTGGGCGGTCAGGCCCTCGGGCACCTTACCGTAGCGGGTACCGAAGACCACGACGCCAAGAGGGGCATCCGTCAGCAGCGTGACGACGTCGATGACGGGGACGCCGCCGCCGATGGTGTCAGAGCCGCCGAGGTCGACGAGCTTGACCACCTGACCGGGCGAGAACGAGGTCACGCTCGAGGCCGGATTAACCCGGCACGTCAGGATGTTCGGGTCGGGATTGCCCCGGAGATCCAGGGTTCCTACCGCGTTGGTCTTCTGAAAGGAATTCGCGTTGAGTTGAGGTCCGGGCATTTACACCACCGCCTTTTCGGTTTTCACGGGCGACCCGTACCGGCTCTGGCCGTTCTTGAGCCGTTCGGCCTTGGTTTCGATCTGGGGCGCCAGACTTTCGGCCTCGCGCTCCGCGGCGTTCTTGACCTTGATGAAATGGCCGTTCGCTTCCTTTCCGGTCTTTCCGCCCTTGGCGTTCGCGGCGCGGGCCTTCTCGAGG